CAAAAGTAACAATTATTTTTGGATTTTCTGCAACCTTTTCACTACTTTTATCGTCTAAGCCATAAATAACATTGATAATAACATAAAAAAAGAAAGGAAAAGATTATGATTTTAAGTACAACTTTACTGTGTTTCTCAGTGTTTAAAGGGGTTCTCTGATGCTCTGATAACCTGAAAATGCCGCAATCATGCACCATGTTGCACAATTGCGGCTCTTAACGCTGAAAATAAACTGAACAAAAACTGCACGGAATTATGGCAACACTTAGACTATATTTAGATACAAGGGTAAAAAGGCAGGATGGTACGTTTTCCATCCGGCTTGCCGTTAACCATCACGGTGGGACCGCCTTCATATCCCTCAATCAATACTGCAAGAAAGATGAATGGGATAAAAGGGCTTGCAAGGTGCGCAAGCGTCCGGATCGTGATGCTATCAACGACTTCCTTCTTGACCGTCTGAATTTTTATAATAGAATGATGATGAAGGCGCAATGCAGGGAAACATACCGGGGTGATATTACGGCTAGGGAACTCCGGGACTTAATCATGCTTGAAGCAGAGCCTGCAAGGGAGAAAGTCGCCCTGCTTCGTGATGGCTTCATTGCCTACGAGGGCAGGAATCTGAAAAAGAACACGATAAACAGATATAAATATACTTGGGCAAAGATTGAAGCTTTCCTTGGGAAGGAAAAAGCGGCTCTGCTTACATACGATGAGATTAACCGCTCTTGGCTTGAAGACTTCGATGCGTTCATGGCAAAGGAAGGCTTGTCTAGGAATACCAGAGCCAGCAGGATGCTCTGTGTCGCTGCTGTCTTCAACTTGGCGATAGATAATGAGCAGACGAAAAACTACCCATTCCGCAGGTATAGTCTACGGCTTGAGACAACGAAAAAGCGAGACTTGTCTGTTGAGGAAATCCGGTCTGTTTTCGAAGCTGGTGGCGATGAGCTGGTCGACATGTTCCTGCTGATGTTCCTGCTGATTGGTATCAATGTGAGTGACTTGTTCGCCTTGACAAAGGAGAATATCGTCCGTGGTAGACTGGAATACGACCGGGCTAAGACTGGCAGGCATTACTCCATCCTTCTTCATCCAGAAGCTCTCCGAATCATCGAGAAGTACAAAGGGGAAAAGAAGCTGCTTCGTTTCTCGGAGCATTTCAGGAACGTTGATGTTGCAACGGTCATGATTAATAAGAAACTCGCAAAGGTGCGCCCAGGGCTTACTACGTACTACGCTCGCCATACGTGGGCATCTATAGCCTTCAACATTGGTATACAAAAGGACGTGGTGTCGCTTGCGCTGGGTCACTCGTTCGGTGTCCGGGTAACTGATACCTACATCAATGCAGACCTATCGAGAGTGGATGAAGCAAACCGCAGGGTTATTGATTACGTGCTATACAACAAAAAATAGCCTTATTTCTTGCGAATTTTCCGCAGAAACGGCTCAAATTGTTTTTGGGGATAGTTTTACGTGCTTACCACGTAAACGCCACAGAACGCAAATTTCGGGGTAAATCGGGAAAAGAGCACAAAAATACCCCAGCGGTGAAAAAGTCGAGTCGCTGGGGTAATAAGTGGAGACCACTTTAAACATTCAGTGATGCAAAGGTACGCTTTTCCTTTGAAACCACCAAATTATTTGCCAAAAAATTTCTTTCTCAACAAATCATTGATAAATCGTGACTTGTTGGGCAATGCGTTGAGGAAAGGCAGCAGGTCGTTGTCTATCTGTATGCCAACTAGCTTGACCGTTGCGCCTGCACCCTTCTTCGTTCTCTTGATGTTTCTTCTATTATTCTCCATATCCGCTATTCTTTACTGGTTCTCCGTTTACTCGCAATAGGTTGCGCTGCTCGACACTACACTTCTTCGGGTACTTGCGTGGAGTGCCATCCTTCTTGCAGGTCTTGCCTTTATATACCAGGCAAGGCAAGGAGGTGTATTCGTAGCCTCTATGTGAAATATCCCAACCTTCAACCCTTATCGTATCGAAGCAGTCGCTGATATAATCGCCAACCTTAACCGGGCTATGCTCCGTGGCAAATTCCTTTGCAAGCATTCTTCTTTCATTCTCTGCCTTCACCTTGATTCTGTGCAGGGCTTCTCTGTACTCTTGTTCTGTCATTGTCTTCTGTCTTTTTTAAATTGTCTGTCCAAATTCGTTTTCATTCGGTTCATCTTGTGCTCAAGCTTGCCAATCTGCTTGTAGCTTAGCCACTCCGGCTTGATGTTCAACTCCAGCCAGTATTGACGCATTTCCTTGCAATGCCGGGCGATGCTCGGGAAATAGAGGTGTCGCTCGTATGGGTTGCGAAGGAAGTACTTGCAATCGGATAATAGACGACCAAGCATCATGTATTTATGCTTTTGCCCTTCTCCAAGACTGACAAGCCTTCCGTTGTCCCCGATCCACAGCATTGCGCCCTCTCCCTTCCAATTAAAGTCGAAAGCCTTGCTTACCGGATAATAATAGCCATCGAGCACCGTGCCTTCCTTTAGGTCTCGCCCAATCTCTCGCAGGCAGGTTCTTCCCCAGCTGGTCGTTACCTCGACCACTGCTTGTGCTGGTATCTTGTCGTATTCCTTCATATCTTGCCAAATTTAAATTTCTCTTTCCGTGATGTAATACTTGTATGTCACTCCACCCATTTTAACCTTGAAGTGTCGGTCTACTTCTTCCATCATTTCTGCAAATGGGTTGTTCCTGAAGGTTTCCTTAATTCGAGAAAACCTTTCCTCCATTATCTCCTTGGTTCTGTAGTCTTCGATGTGACTATCAACTTGCCCAAGGCTATTTTTGCCGTTCAAAATGTATTGTTTCATATCTTGATATATTGTGCAGGGCTTGCGCCCTGCTGATTAATACTTTTCTATCCAATACTCTGTAGTGAAGATTCCGAGAATTACTTTTTCAACCTTGAAATATCCTTCTCTTACCCAGTATACTGTCGTTCCCTCGCATTTCTTATAATGCTTGAACAATCGATTCAAATATTTCTCAGCATCATACTTGCGTGTTGATGAACTGAGAACCTCTGGCTCTTCTCCCTGGAACTGTCTCTTGACGTGATACATTTTTCTTGCCATGCTTTTATCTCCTATCTTTAATCGTAAAGCTCTTTTAATCCGTCTCGCTCGTTAAGTTGGGCTGCAAGCTTATCGGCTTCTTTTATTTCTGAAAATCCGAACCACTTGTTTGAGTGCTCAACAACCTTGTCTCTTCCGTTGATTTCGGGTTTTACGAGTGCTACGGTATAACTTCCGTAGCACTCGATAACTCTCCATACTTTCCAGTCGCTCATTTCTCTGTCCTCCCTTGATTACTTAGAATACAATGTTACAACCAATCCTCTTCTGAGTGCGCAGCGGCAAGCGTCCATACCAGCCTTCAATGCTCGCTTGATAAACTTATTGAAGAGTTCTGCTCCGATGAGCTTCAAGATTCCGCTTACTCCTACGAGTGTGTTTATCTTCTTGCCATCCTCTGTACGTCCGAAGACCTTAATACGGAAGTTTGAGTTGATAAACTTTGTTGTGAACTCTAAAATGTTTGAATTTGACTTTTTCATTTTTCTTTGGCTTAACCGTGTTGCCTAGGGCTTAGTTACTGAATGTTTAATGTGCTTATCTCCTAAACACGATGCAAAGATATTAATATTTTTCGGTTCTACCAAAACTTTTCCCGAAAGATATTAATATTTTAACTTTTATTGGCTGTTTATGTCGTAAGCACGGCTATTTTCGGTCGTTTTCGGTCGTTTCCGGTCGTTCTAGGGTAGTTTTCCACACTCTATATAATAATAACCTGCACGCATTAGCTAGAATGAATATAATCTAACTCTCATATCCCCTACCCCTTTTCTCTCAATGAAAAGTGTTCTTCGCACAAAAATGGGCAGAAAAACGCTCTCCTGCGCTTCCTGCCCTTTTAAAGATATTATGATTGAACCTATTGAACTCTCTTCTTGATGAACTCCTTTATCCAGTTTACCGCAAGAAGGAACAGAAACAGAATCACGCAATCGCCAATGAATAGCCTTACCTTTTGCCATGTGCTCGCTGGCTTCTCTACCTCCTTGGTCTTGTATCGGTTCACGTAATACTTTATCTTTACGGTGTCTGTCACGAATTTATAAATGTCGCCCACGATGGTGTCCGTCTTGGTCGTTGTCCTCCATCTGGTAGTCGTAAGATTATGCCACCGCTCCTTGATTACAGTGTCGCCCTTGATGTACACCAGCACGCTGTCATGCTTGATTACGCTGTCGTGCTGCCGGGTGTCCTGCCAGTGGATCTGTCGCTGGTTCACGCTGTCACGTCTTACACTGGTTTGTGCGCTGTCGTGATAAATTGTGTTATTTTGCGCTGTTTTAGCGCAGGAACAGCCAAAAATCAAAAGTGGGGTAATTATAAGCATGGCGAGAAATAACGCCACAGAACGCAAATTTCGCCCTTTTCTTGAATTTTCCATACTTTGAAATGTTCGATTTATATGTTTATTACGCAAGCACCTTGATTTCCAGGGCTTCCTTGGCTCGCTTCAAATACTTCTCGCAGGCTGCCAGTCCATTGTAGCCGCCATTTATCTTCCTTCGGATAGCCTTCAGGTTGTCTTTGTCTGCCAACTCATTGCAGCCGAAGGTGTCGAATACCCACATCGAGGATTTCGTTGCTCCAAGAGAACGCTCCAGAAGTTCGGGACTGCCCACAACATCGAAGCCGCAATAATTGGCATACTTCCGGTAGTTGGCTCGCCCGGTAATCTGTATCAATCCCCTGCCCTTATACTTCACGCCATCGCCCTGCTGGGTGTTGCCGAGGTCTTTCCTGCCCTCGTAGGCTCTGCCGCTGGCAATCTCCTTGGTATATCTCAGTTCACCACTCTCATGGGCAATTTGAGCCAAGTAGTGCGCCATCCTTAGTGGGGTGTTGATGTGGAAATGCTCTGCCCATCCGTTGATGATTGGAAGGTAGGTGTCTGCCCTGCTGCCTGCATTCGGCATTACCTTTAGAAGTTGCGCTCTAGTTATCCTCATTGTCTCCTCCTTTCTTCCGCTCTTCCTTCATTATCTCGACAACCGCCTTCGCAATTTCATCCTTATTTTCGAGGATCACCTGCATAGTGCGGTCTTGCTTGCGTATCTCTGCCTTCTCGTATGCCTTCTCCCGGATGCTCTTAAACTCGCACAGAAGCAGATACACCGTCCAGGCGATGGCGAACATAGGGAAGGGAGAGATAATACACGTAGCCACGTCCATAAGCGAAGCGATACCGAATGTCGGGAAATACTTCTTCGCCTTGTCGCATGTTTTCTTCAACCCAGTTGACGTTCTTGCAACATGAAGTTCCTTCGCCTTCTGTATGCCTGCTATCAGGTCAATTGTCATCGCTATCAGAATTGTAGCGAAACAGATAAAAATTACTAGGGCGCACAGATATAGGTGGTGCACCTGAAAATCGTGAAATACTTCGCTCATATCAATTTATTTTTTTTGGTTATTCCAATTTCTCCCAGTCAATGGTAACACCCTTCCCGATGATGTCTGCCGTCCACCTGCAGAATGCCATACCCTCGTATCCGTCCGGATCACTGGCTACGGCAATAGCATACTGTACGCAGTCGCTCTCGGTCTTGATTACCTTCGGGTAGAAGTCCGCATAAGCCATGTTTGCCAAATAGAGAATATCCCCGAGGGTCGTGCCCTTTGAGATTATCTCGTTGTTTGTCGCAAGCCGGATTTCGTCTACCGTCCAACGGTGGCTCGTTCCGTCTACGTTCTTCATCTGCTCGCTTGCCTTGATTGCTAGCTGCTTCGTGAAGTGGTAGCCGTGCTTGGCAACGTATGCCACGTACCCACTGGCTCCCATGAGTGCCTTTGCTGCCTTCTCGTATGGTAAGCTGTGGATGATGTCGCTCTCTTGATGCTGGTGTCGCTCTTCCTCGCTGTCGCAAGAATGGCGCATAACGATGATTTTCTTCATAGTGCGCCCTCCTATCCTAGTTTGTCGAGTAATTGCTTAACCATGCCACGAATGCCGCTTATATCGCCCTCAAGTGCCTTGAAACGCTTTTCGGTTTCCTGCTTCTCCTTGATTGCCGGGTTCAAAGCTGCGAGAAGTTCTTCGCCTTTGGCTTTCCGCTCCTTGCTTGGCTCGTATGCCTTGATTATCTCATCGGCTTCATTTACCAATTTCCCAACTTCTGGCAGAAGGTCTGCCTTGTCGGTTGCCAGTACGGTTTCGCCTGCAAAGGTAACTCCCAGGTGTTCGGGGATAGTGTAGATTGTCTGCTTTCCCTCCACCTCGATTGTTACGTCTCGCATGGGCTGTCCGCTGCTTGAAATGGTTGCGATGCCAGTGTTGATGTGCGGCTGGTTGTCTACGACCTTGCCTTCCTTAACTTCCACCGTCTGCTTGTCTAGCAGATAGACCGGGTGATTTCTCTGAATATTTTTGAATTCCATAATGCGCTCTTTTTAGATAATTCGATAAATAGACAAAAAGGGGTCTCACTGCTAGAACAGCGAGTTGCCCCTTGATAGATTTTGTTTAGACCGCCTACGCTCCAGTGGTGGTTGTGGTGGTCTTCAACGCTGCAATAAGTTCAGCGTTCTGTCGCTGCTGGCTCAACTCCAGGCGTGCATCGTTGTACCGCTGCTGCAAATCCTGCTGCCAGTGATTGTTCAGTACATCGATAACTCGCTGGGTGTTGTCTTGGTTCGAGCGGATGATGTCGCACTTGTCCTGCTGCATCTGATAGCCTAGCGCCGAGAAGCCTCGCTCTATGCTGCGGTTGTTGAAATCGAACCCTCGCTGCATTGAGTTCTCGATGTTTTTCTGCCCCAGCTGGTTGTCGTAGCCCATCTTGATGATGTTCTGCTGGGTCTGGCAGCAGCAGTCCTTCAGTGCGATGGTCATCTGCAAGTTACCCTGCGAGATAGCATTGATTACTCGCTCTGCCGAATAACCAACTTGTCCGCTTATCTGCTGGATGCCTGCCTGAATGCCGCAAACAGAAGACTGCAATGCGTTGAAGTCGCAGTTCAAATTAGCTGCAAGTGTCTTCAAGTCCTGGTTGTTGCCCTGGATTGCGCCCATCAGCAAGTCGCTGTTGTGGTTGTCGCTCATCTGGTTGCGAAGGCTGTCAATCTGAGACTGGATTTCGGAACGCTGAACGTTGCCGTTCTGTCCGTTCCAGCCATCACCGTACATAAACCTGAACATTCCAAGCATCATCATGTAGGCGAATGGGTTGTTCCAACCTCCACCCATACCACCGTTCATTGCTGCCAGCATAGTCGCTGGATCATTGTCTCTACCTCTAGCGAGCAACGCTGCTGCTAGGTTGTCATTGCCACCGTCCCCAGTGCAATAAACTTTCTCGATAGTGTCTGCCATAAAATTTTGAGTTAATTACGTTACGGAAGCCAAATATTGGAATCCGCTGCAAAGTTACTCTGATTTTCGGCTCGCTCCAAAAAGTTAGTGCAGGGGTATTTATCGAATTATTGTCAAAGAACGCTTTTGGTTATTTTCTTTTTGTTTCTTGATTAAATACAAATCGGCTCTACGTCCTTGTTTAGCAAGGTCGCTTGTGCCGTGGCAAGTCGATAAACTCGAGAAGTGCTGATGTATGTGTAAGCCATCTTGCAAAGATGTCTCACTGCTGGAACGGTGCGGTTTAATACGGTCGCAATGGTCGTTATGCTGAATCCTGCGTGTATCATCTGCTCAACGACCATACATCGTGTCATTACGAGGTTTTCTGCTCTCGACTTTCCGAGAACGTCTTCTCTCGTAATGCTCAACTCTCCGTTCGGCAGTTCGATGGCGCAACACTTGATTACATTGTCTATAACTCGCCATAGTTCTTTCTCCTTGTCATTCATAATAAAATGTTTTAATCGTTGCCCAACATCGAATCAATCATTCCGTCAATGGCTTCATCGGTCATGCTCTTCTTAATAGAAGGATTTGCGCCAATTGACTTCATCATCATAGCTACCCAGGGGTTGTCACTCTCAAGCGTGGATTGTATCTGCTCCTTGTATGCTTCGTGAAGCTCGCCCGATTCCTTGAAATCCAAAAGAACCGTGCGCAAGGCTTTAACCACGTAGTTATCCATCAGCAATGGATTGTCCATTGCCGATGAAAGTTTGGTAAGAAGCACTGCAAGTGCTTCATGTAATTGCTTCTTATTCTTCTTCATATATCTATTTTTTAAGTTTCTAAACTCAGAGACTTATAGTTCATTCATCTCTGTTCTCTTTTTGTTCATCTTCCTTTAGCTCGTCAACCTCTCGGAAGTCCTCGGGCGTGTCAAGGTGGGGAACGTCCAACTTCTCCCCACCAATGAAATACGAATACCCTAGATAAATCTCTTTTCCATAGTTCGTGCCATCTGCGATGCGCTCGAACGTCTTGCCATCATCAGCGATGATGTGCTTGTCGTTGTCTTTGTCTATCTTCATATCCTAATCGTTTATGTTGTTAATTCATACTTCTGTCTCTCCTCGTCCGTCAACTCGCTCCAACCGACAATCTTGTCTGCAAAAGCACTCCAGTTCGTTGCCGCCTTGTATGCCTCAATCGCTGAATCTGGAACGTATATTTTTAACTGACCTACGTCATCCGGAATTGTGCCACTATCTATAGTGCAAGGTGTGGCAGTTCGGGCGATGAGCTTCTGCATATTTTCACAATATCTGTAGATGATTTCATGGCTAGCATTGGACTCTTTGCAGAGTGGCAGAAAACCGACCTTCAAGGCTGTGCTTCTGAATACGCCATAAAACCTACTAGTTTTCACGTTCTTATCAAACAAGTTGTACGGGAATTCCTCTAGATTGGAACAATTCTCGAAAAGTCCATTACCAGATTCATCAGTGGTGAAATTTACTCTTACAAGCTTATCAAAAAGCCCTGCTGGAATTTTCTCTAATGAAGTGCAATTGTAAAACAATCCGGAAGCAGTCTCCAGATTGACTAATGGGTCGAAAAGCCCTGCTGGAATTTCCTTTAAGGAAGTGCAATAAGCAAACATACCACTATTTCTATAATAATGCATTGATGTCAAATCTGTTATCGGTTCAAACAGTTTGGCTGGTATCTCTTTAAGATTAGAGCAATTTTGGAAAAACATATACACATCACTACTATAGCCATTGTAGAATAAATCATCGCTGATGTATTCCAATTTTACTTGGGAAGCAAAATAACCAATCCTAGCCTTTGATTTTCCGATGCCCCAAAAAGCCAAAACGGCATTTCCGTAAAATACGATATTTGCTATTTTATCGTCTGCGGAATCTATAGAGATGTTATGCAAAGAATTGCCGTCTGTATATGTATGTGAATGTTCGGAATCCGTTGTTCCATCTCCCCAGTCCATGATTGTTTCATCGAACGAACTTATACTAATAGCCGTTCCCATTACCAATAATTGCATCTTTCCGTTAGGCTCTGGCTTCATCGTCATTATGTCAAATTCAATATTGTACGACTTTGATATTGTCGTGTCCGAACTAGACTGAATGGTTCCTCTATCTTCGCCTCCACTATATCGTATAACGTAATTGTAGAGTTCTCCTTTTGCCAATGGCACTTTTACCGTTCCCGAAGAAAGGTCGTATGTCAAGCCATTGATTTCCACGGTCGCTCCTTTTATTGCTCCGTACTGGCTTACCACTTTGAAGGTGGCGAATATTGTTTTCAGTACGGTTCTTACTGAAATTGACAAATGAGGGAAAATGCTCTTCACTCTCTCGATGTCTTCCTCACTAGCTTTAAACACAGTATATTTTCCGCTCAAATATGCGATTGAAGTGTACTCCCCATTGTCTCCGACACCCTTGATGTTCGACAGCTTGTTGAGTATCGTGAAATTGGCTTTCAGTGCATCGATGTTGGTGAATCTTACGTATACGAGTGCATTGTCCGAGGAAAGGATTTTCTCGGCAATGTCTAGTGGCTCGATATTCGGGCAATTCTCTATAACAAGTGTGGTTACGTTCGCCCACGAATCTACTGATAGACCAGTACCAAGCTTCGGCTGATTCTTTAAAGTCAAATTGGTAATGGTGGCTGGGAGTTCCAAAATTCTAAGCACACCACCCTCAGCAAGATTCACGGCTGTAGCCTTCGTTCCCTTTGCATACACTTCCTCTATGTTCTCACAACCGCTCACGTCAATGCTTGTTGTATAGTTAGGACAGTTCTGAATGTCCAGCTTGTGCAACTTCGCATTGTTGCCAAGCGAGAGAACGCTGAAGTTTCGATTCTGATAGCCTGCCTTGGAAGAACCGATAATTAACTCCGTGATATTCGTTGCCTTCGATACATCAACCGTGCCAACGTATAGAGCCGACAAGTCGCCAATAGTCTTAATCATAGAAGCATTGTAGATAATGGTCTCGGTATCGTTGAACTTGATGCCAGCAGGTGCAGTGATAGTCTTCACTTCTCCTTCTCGCATTCTCTCACTCTTGGTCACGCTACCCCATCGAATAGTTCCATACATTGCCGAGAACGCACCGATGGTGATGTCTGCCTTTGGCTCGACACCTGCCCATACATTCGGTGTATATGTTCGGAAAGTAATGTAGTCAGACAATGAAGAGCCTGCCTGGAACTTAGAATCCATGTACTTGAATCGGTTGTAGAGCCACCATCTTCTGTGTGCATCTCGGCTACCTTGGAGGGCATAGAGAAACGCACCAGTCTTCACGGTCTGCGCAGTTCCAGTGGAATAGTCAGTATATCCGTCAATCAAAGGCGATTCGTACTTGAAGTACCCGTCCTCATTATAGACGCTCTCGCACCACTTATCGCTCTGTCTTGTGTTGCAGAACTCGATAATCTTGTCGTAGCTTAGAATGCCCTTCTGACGCAAGTCTTGGTACATCTTCGTGATGTCGGAAGAAAAAGCCTGCTCCACAAGCTCCCAAAGCAAGGAGTTTGCACCGTTCCATACATTCAAGTTACCGATAATGTCGTGTATTTCTATATCGTAGCTAAACTGTATTGCGCCCTCGTTATTGATGCCGAAGACAGTATCATTATCATAGAAGATAAAAATCCACTTTCCACCAACATAAAATGTTAAGAACTGGTTCTTCGCCCTTTGGTCAACCATTCCGAAAACCAAAGTGATGATGTAGTAGAAGAGAATTGTCTTCTTGTCGAAATGCTCAGCGAACTCTGCCTTGAACTTCTCTATATTGTCCTTGCATGAAACAACCCAAGTGAACACTTCCCTCATGTGAGAAATATCCTCGTTTCCATCTGGATAACGACCCTCGAAATCATTCTTCCAGCCATCATCTGAAAAGTCTGCCGAACGGAAATTCGAGCGGTCGCTGGTGTTGTTCAGAAACTCCCACGATTCATCCCCCTCTGCAAATCCGAATGTGTTCTCTGCACTCTTGTCGGTGTTGAAATTGTACTTGCCGATGAACATAGGTGTATCACCTGCCTTGCTTCTGTGGAAAATCAAACATGGTTCTCCATATACGGTCGTACGGATGAGCGAGTTCTTTTTCTGTGGCTCTGTCTGTATGCCCGCCTCCTTGAGCATCCAACCGATATAGTTAGCTAAACCGGTATTGTGTGTGCCACTGCTCTCGGCAAAGTCAGCCTTCCAGCAGAAATTTGCTGCTGGCAATACTGCCTCATCGTTTAGCGTAAACATGTCTTGATGCTTTCCGCTCTCCGTCATATTGAAACCTTTCTTAAACTGCCCCTTATAGTTCTTTCGTGGGTAGTACTGGGAAGATGTACCCTGTACATTCAAAACAACACCATCAGCAGTAAAACTCTTCTCTGGATGGTTCTTGTCAACGTACTCAATGCTCACGGTTTTCTTGTCTCCCTTAAACTGCGATAACTCGCCAGTAATGATAAGGCAAGGTATCTGCTCCAGCATCTTAGAATAACTCAAATTGCCGTATGCATCATAAACTTGATTGCGGTTGAAAATGGTCAGTTTCTTGTCTATATCGTCCATATCTGCAATATAGTTATCCAGTAGCTGCTGTGCATTGAGGTTGTTAGAGTAGCTCCTGATATTGTATATGTCTATTATGGCTGTAGATGATACTACAGTTATGTCCACTGGCGATGGCTGAACGAATCCGTCATTGGCTGGGTATTGCAGTGACTGCGACTTGATACCGTTGATATAAATCTGCATCAATCGGTTGTTGGCTCGCTTTTCAACCACGAAGGACACACGCACTCGCTCATCCTCCTTGTACTTGGTCTCCAGTGTGGACTGCTCCGAAGTTAGGGATATTGTGTTCGGTGTCAGTCGCAAACCAATGCCACCCTGCTGACAAGAGAGAACAACACCTTCATAGTCCATCACTTGGCGAACAGCAAACTCAATCTCTATGGTCTTGCCAGTCTGTCTGATGTCCTTGGAGAATAATTTCAAAGGAATAGTCATTGCCGCTCCACCGCTCAATCGCATGGCTGTGTTGCCGTCCTTATCGACTATCCATCCGTTGGTTATGTAGTTCATTTCTGAGAACGAAGCCGCAATTCCGTTGTTCTCCCATGTTTCTCTGTCTGTGTCTTGATTGCTCCTTCCCTGCGATGTCAGGAACAACTCAAGGTTCTGAGTTTCTGCCTCTGATGTGATAGAAGACTTGTCTACAGTCAATTGGAATGTCTTACTTACACTTCTGCAAGTTATCGTCATAGTGGCATCGCCTTGGCTCATAGCCTTGTATACCCACGATTGCTGGGTGCGGTCAACCTTTCGGGTTGCCACGATGGAATCGTTAATCTTCAAGGAAATGTCTGCTGGGTTGTTCAGTGGGTCGTAGACCACAAAAGGAATGGAAACCGTCTCGTACTGCTTCATGTATATATGTTCCATGATGCTAGCGATGATTGGGGTTTCGTTTCCTTGCTCGATACAGACAAGTGCAAAGTTAAGGTGATTACTCTCCAGTTCCGAACCCTGCAAGGATGCGGACAGATAAACTTCCAGGCTATGCGCTCCGTGCGCTTGCGCTGGAATATCGAAGGTCTGCTGACGGTTGTTGACCTCAGTTTCTTCTTGGTGTATCTCCTTGCCGTCCAAAATAATGTGTACGGTCTTCTTGATGTTGCCGATAGGGGTGTAAACGAAAGGAATAACACCATCGTATGCAGTCACGCTGTCGAAGCTGGAAGATACCATAAGGTTGACCATCGTCACTTCGTAAACATAGCTTCTAGAACTTCCCTCTGCATTGTCTATAGTAAATCTAATCTCAGTTACGTCCTCCCCGATGTACTTAGTTACGTCTATAGTGTATGTATTACCAGAGCGCAAGGTTATTCTCTCACGCTGCTTACCTGCAACATAGACAGTGCAAGAACCGCTAACCTGAGAAAGGTCACCTTCATTCTCGTAATAAGACAAATACTTAAACTTAAAAGTCTCTGTACTCCCAGCGGTCGTATACTCGCTAGGTGTGACTAATATCGTATTTTTCATTGTCGCTTGTGTAGCTCCGGTGTTCGGAAGCTGAACTTGCGATACAACTAAATCTTCGTACTTTTCCGTGTCGGAATTATACTTTTTCATGGATGCTTCGTCTGCGAATATTTGCAAAAACTTCTTATCTTTAATCTGCACGCATCCACCCTTCTTGGCGAAGGTATTCTTGATGAGTTCCTGAACTCGTCTGCCTGACACTGGAAGGTTTCCTGTACTAGCATCACCTCCCCAGTCAGTGTCTAGAGTTATTGGATTGTCAAAAACTTTTCCCATTGTTTATAATTTTATTTGTTTTTCCACCCTTCGTTATCTATCCATGGTTTCGAATCTATCCAACGACCACTCCCGAAGCAAGAGCGAACCGCCTGCCAAACTAGTTTCGTACCTTGATATACTGCTGCAATAATCCTGCCCTTGGCTAGTATTATAGCGATGTCATGCCCAAATGCCCGAATCATACCTATTCCTCCTCATAGACAAAATAAATCTTGCTTTCGTCCTTGTTGATGGAATTATATTCATTCTCTCCGAGAACGACAAGTCTGTTTTCATGCTGCCCTATATGGTTTACGATGTCCTCGAAAAGCCCTCCGACACGGTCTGCGGTATTACCACCGACCTCCGTCTCGTTCTTGACCTTTTGAGCCACCTCCCGCATTTGGGAAATTGTCTTGATAGTTATGTCTGCCATACGCTTTATTCTCCTATTGCGTGAACATGCGCCCTCGTTCCTCGCTGTGCCTTCACTTCCCCTTTCTGGGTGAATGCCTTGAGGTATTCGAGTGCATCTGATAAATATCTTTCTGCCATATCCATGATGTCGTTGTATTGCTTGTTGCTCGATACATCTTGAACATGGTCTGAATAATCGTCTCTGTGACGCATTCCACCTGCTCGGCTTATAATTGTGCCATCGGCACGAAAAAACCTCGCATACGTGAAATAAGCGAGTGCCTTGCGTATTCCGCTTGTGTACTTCTGTACCTTGGTTTCGTCTTGGCTGCAATCGCCCTCCTTCTTGGTGGTGTATTCGCCACCGTCCAGGAAGACCGCAGGCTGGAAATCGGGCAATACTGAATCGCCCCACTCTCCCTGCTCGGTCGCTGCCTTGAACCGCTTCCACCCGATGGCTGGTATGATGTTCGCATCTTCGCATTCACGAATGTATGCGTTCACTTCATCCTCATCTAGGTGTGTGCTGGTCGGTCGTGCCAGTTTCCGGAACTGTTCAACCGTTATAAGTTGCTTTCTTGTCTGTCCTCCCATAGGCTCAATCAATTAATCTATCGTGTTGTTTCCTGCCGCTTCGCTGCTGATATACTTCAACGGCTGCAGCTTTGGGTCTAGGTTCTGAATGGCAGAATCGTGCCAGTTCTCGAAAATCTTTTTGAAGGCTCGCTCGATGAAACGCTGCTCGGTCGTCACTTCGCCTGCATAGTACTCGTAGGCATCCTGCATCACCTGCCCACTGAATCCAAGCTTGCCAATACGAATTGAGTAGAAGAGTTCTTGGTGGAACTGTGCGTAGATGCGCTCGATAACGCTGCTGTCGGTCACGCTGAACTCCTTGTCGAAGTTCTTTGTTGGGAAGGCGACAACCTTCGGTTCGTCTTCCTCGTTCTCAACCTCGACCGCAAGAATCTTCGCTGTGTTCTCGTCCCCTTGGAACTGCAAAAGGTCTTCATCGGAAATCATCTGTCCGCTCTCCACCTCTTCTCCGTTCTCATCGAACTTTGGAACGCCCTTTTTGGTTACGAGCATGCAGGAGACGAGGAAGTTGTTTCTCACGTTTCGCATCTTCACGTTTCCCAGTCCCTCATCGGTCGAAATCTCCGTGATGGCTGAATCATAGCTGGCTGTAGGATAAATAAACTGTCCGTCTAGGCTCTGCCACAGAATCTGCCCCTTGTAGCTGTCGATGCCTCCTGCGTTTTCGATCTGTTCAAAAACGATGTCGGGGTCGGGATTGAAGACGTTGATGCGCTCAATGGTCTTGTCGTTCACCATCAACCGCTTTCCGTTCCTCGTTTTCTTCTGCTCCCAGTCTGGATGCAGCAAGACGTGCGCCACGTTACCCTTGTCGTCCGTCTCTTCAAGGCGGCAATTTTCAAAGGGTACGTGGCTCACGCTCGACACCTGCCCTAGAACGTTGTAGTTTACGTGAAGGGCGAATCCTCCAAACCTCGCAAGGTCTTGCGCTACGTTCCGAAGCAAATCGTCTGCCGTGTCCCCTAGCTGGTTCATCGCTAACGCTGCGATAACATCGCTATCGAAGCCGTAACCCTCAATAAATCGGGCGTAGCGGTTAAGGCACAGCATTGCCGTTCCGCTGGCTTCCGTGATGCGTGCGAGGTTCTGCGGATAAAGATTATCATATCCGTATGCCTGCATCTTGAATCGGCTGATGTAGGAAATATCAACCCTTCGCCTTGGCTTTTTAACTGTTTTAACGTTCATATTGCTTGTGTCGTTTTACTTGTTGTTTGGTTACTCTTCCTTGCCTGCTTTCTCGGCTTGGTCGAGCTTCTTGTCGCTTCCTGCTTCTTTTTCGGCAGAATCTTTCCCTGCTGTATCATCTGCACCGTTGTCGCTGCCTTCTGGCTGCTGCTTGTTCTCGATGAGTTCATCGCTGGGTATCTTCTGAAAGTAGCTTTCCATGTGTGGGTACTTCTTCAGATATTCATGCGCTACCTTGTCGGTCAGGTTCTCATTCGTGAAAATCTTACCATGGTAGAAGTCCGGGCAGGAAATGATGAAACCTGCCTTCATTGCGTAATTACATGTTTTTGGCATTGCCTTTTCTTTTTTGAGTTTTAGATATATTTCTATCAGAGCATCGTGGTAACACTGCTGGCAGGTTGTCGGTACAAACCGCTTGCGTGTCACCTCGAAATATAGAGTTTCTATAACTGCCTTGTCGGTTGCATCAAATGGACTGTCGAAACGTGCCTTCAACTCCTCGACCTTGGCTGTTGCTTCCTCGTAGGTCATGGCTTAACCTCCTACGGCTGCTGTTGTCAGACTGGCATACTTGGCTGCTGTTGTCTCGCTGTCGGTGTCGAAAAAGAAATACGCTGCCTTTGGTACGCTCTCCTCTTCCAGCGTGATAAGCCAGCCGCCCTCGGTATCGTCTGAGTACTTGTCGTTCTCGCCTGCGCTTGCCTTCAGTGCCTGCGCATATCCGAATACCTGATACTCTGCCTTTCCGTCCGCTCCCTTAGAGAGGTTGCGAAGGATGATAACGAACTTTCCATTCGCCAGTCCGTCAATGATATTGGCGCAAACGTCAGGTGTGTTAGCCAATACCACGACTGCTACGGTGTTCTTCCAGCTGTTGCGATACGTGCCAACGGTCAACTCGGTCTTGGTTCCAGTAAATGGCTTGCTGCCTTCCTGCCGGATGGCGTATGCCTTCTTGCCAGTCTTCAAGACCAATGTGCTAATTGTATTACCAACGACAGCAGACTTGGTGAAGTCAATGTCGTCTCGGTTGATGATAAGTCCATCGCCCTCCAGTCCCTTTGTTACTTGGTCTTCGCAAGGGATGATGATGTCCTGGGCGATAAGGCTCTCGCAAGTTGTTGCCATATTAATTCGTTTTAAATTGTTATATCCCCAACACCGTTTTGTGGGTGTTGAGGATTGTCAAATAACTTAATACTAAACTGAAAATTTGGAGCGATTAGTAAGCTGCATAGATCATGTCCTCTTCGAGGAGAGCCGTGCCAATCTTACCGGTAGCATAGAGATAGTTTCTGCGCTCCTTCTGGTCGAACCAGATGTCGAGGTCGCTGATGAGGTTGTCTGCATCTGTACCAATCATAAGGTGCTTCGGATTGCAGAATACCGCACGGTGTGGAAGGTTGATTGTCGTCTCGCCCTTCTCGTATGCTTTAATCATTCTGTCCCAAATGCCGACACGTGCAATCTTCACTCCGTTGTAGGTCGCTACTTCGAAGCCATCGAACAACTTTTCCCACGGCATAATGTCGTGGTAGGTCTTCTTGAGGTCGTAGGTCAATGCGTCAGCAAGCGAGCGTGTCATGAGCAATACGGCATCGCTGTCGTCTACGATACGTGTGTCTGCATCCATCAAGATGGTGTCTACAAGTGTAGTAGCCGCACCACTCTTGCGCAATGCAGAAATCTGCAATGCTGCCGTGGTCTCGCTGTTGGCTGCGATGGCTGTATGTTTGGTCGCTGTGGCTGTAAAGATGCGTTTGAAGAGACCATCGCAGACGTTGAAATTACTGACATCTAAGCCTGCTGTCAGCTTGCCGCCACCTTCACCTGCCAATGCTGCCTCCTTGTCACCAAGCCAGCCGAAACGCCAAATCATCTGCTCCATGGCTCGCTGGAGTGCATCTGCAAAGATTGTCATAAAGTCGGTGCTGGTGAGGTCGCCAATGGCTGTACCAGTCTTCAGTGAATACTCTCCGATGGTTCCCTTTATTGCCTCGTAGCAAATCTTGACTGGGATTTCCCACTGTCCGAATTCCCAACGCTTCTGGGAGTTGGCGATACCCTTCTCCTCATAGGTAGGGTCGCAACCGCCACCCTTCTTACCTACCATTTCCATCTCTCCGAGAAGAGCGATAGGGTCTTTCTCTTTGACCTTCTGAATGTTCACGAATGAAGAGAAGTCTTCATCGTTGTAGAAGGTTTCCTGCACTGCATCCTTGATGCTTGCGAGGTTTTCCGGCTCGAGTTTAAGGTTCTCGAGCTGCTGTTTTGTAAATCCTGCCATTATTTTCTTTTGATTTAATGGGTTAATACTTTGTTACTTCTTGCCCTTTTTGTGGAGCTTGGCAAGTCTCTCCTTGATGGCGTTCTTACCTTCCTCGACTGGGTTCACGTTGTCGCCTGCGCCCTTGCCGCTTGGCTGTCGCTGTGCTGGCTGGTAGTGGCTGCTGTAGCCTGCCAGCACCTTCTCAGCACCGCCTGCCATCTTCACGGCATTCAGGATACGCATGTCTTCCTTGCTCTTTGCGAGTTTCTGTGCGCCTGCCAGCTGTGCCTTGGTGTCGTTCAACTGCTGCTTGAGTGCTGCTACCTGCTGCTTCAACTTGGCTACGGTTTCGTCGTCGGTGCTTGATGCGCTGCCGCCCTCACCGCCTTCATTGCCTTCACCGCCTTCATTGCCTGCGGTCTGAATGTCGGTAATTACACCGTCCTCGACAACGATTGTCTTGCCATCTGGCATTTCAAACGTTCCGTCCGGACTTGCCTTGTCGCCAACCTGTGGATCTCCCTCTTCTCGCTCAACGGTCAATGTCTGTCCGTCTGCTGTGTTGAGTTCCATCGCTTGTGGCTCTGCCTTGGCTTGTGGCTCTGCCACCGCCTGTTCTGCTTCCTCCAGTGTCTTCACGCCCAACTTGGCGAGAATCTTGTCGAGGAGAGAAGCCTTTACTTCTGTCTTTTTCTCCATTGCTTTTGGATTTTGTTGTTTTGAATTAATAAAATTTTCTATGTTTCGTTTTGATGCGCTTGCGCTGAGTGGTACAATGGTGCAGCTGATAAGACCTAGGCGCAAAGCCTCGCTGGTGTTGATGAAGATGTCCTTATCCATCAAGGCTTGTATCTCTTCCCTATCGCACTCGCACCGCTCTACGTATGCGTCCACCATCTTATCCTGCCACATCTGCATTTCCTCGCCCAGGTTCTTCAAGTCCTTTGCGTTCAGCTGGTCGCCCAACCCCCAGCCGGGAACCCAAGGGTTGTGCAGGAGGAAGGCAGCGTTCTCGTATGCCTTGCGGCTCTCCTTTGGTGCTGCGAGCATGATGATTGTTGCCATGGATGCTGCCTTGCCCTCAACGGTGCAGGAAATCTTCTTGCCGCTCTGCCGCAGTCGGTCGTATATCGCCCAACCTTCGACAACAGAGCCGCCATTGCAGAAGATGCGCATATCGATTGAATCATCGTCTTTCGGTATGCTTGCTGCAAAAGCATCTATGTCTTGAAAACACACGCAATCACCTCCCAACCATTGATACCAGAACTTGTTGTCTTGACTGTCGATGTCGTTGTATATTCTGAGTTTTGCCATTGAATCGTGATTTTTAAAGTTTTAAAACGCTGCAAAGATACGATTATTTTCGGTATGTTTATCTCATAAGCAGTTAATTTTTCTAAACAAGCCCAAATTTTGCGCTCTAAGCGGCTTTTATTTCCTTGGGTGTGTAACTTTACCACCTTCAAGCGAAAACCGCTCAGAACGCAAATCTTGATGAAATAACTGCAACCCTTAGAACCTGCCGATATTCTCTATCGTCTGCACTCTACGCTGGGTGCGGTTTATCTCCTCCACGCTCACTACTGGCTGAGGAGCCATCTGATACCCTCTTGCTACAGCTGCCGCCAGCATATCCATGCCGATGTTGCTGCCTCCGTTGTTTACTACGATAGGCACACCACCGCCTAGCTGGTTGAATGCGGATAATATAGGGCTGAACATCGAAGTCGCCTTGGCGGTCATTACGCTCTCGCCATTGGAAAGCCTTGCCGGGATGCTGTCGCTGGTTCCAGTGCCCGAGCCTTGGACGTAGCCACCAGTGGAGAAGCCCTTGACGAGTGCTTTTGCTCCTGCAAAGGCAGCCTTGATAAGTACCATTAATGCTGCTGCACTCGCAACACCTCCCCACGACTTGCTTGCAATCTCCTTCGCCAGGATCTGTGCATAGTAAGCGTTAACTGCTATCTCGATTGCGTCAAGTATTGATGTCAGCATCGATTTGAGGAATGAGTGCAGCGATTTATCCTCGCTCTCGAAGAACTCGGACAGACCGTCTCCCATGGTCTGTATCATGTCGCTCATCATTTTCAGTTGCTCTTCCGTCAAAGCTGCCTTTTTCTTGTTGGCTTCCTCTTGCTCCTTGACTTCTGCATCGCTCAAATCCTTCTGTAGCTGCTCCTGCACGGCTGCATAGTTCTTGTAGGCGTCCATCTTGCTCTGAAGGAAAGCCTTGTATCTCTCCAGCTTGGCTGCATCGTCTTCCTCTCCAGTGCCACCGTTCATGATGTCCGCATCCTTGCGTGCCTTTTCCGCTTCCTCGAACTCCTTGTTGAGTTCGTCCACAATCTCCTTTGCTTGGTTCTTCAAGTCCGCTTTCGCCTTTATCATTATGTCGAGAAGTTTTGCCTGCATTTCCTGCGCCTTGTCTGCTCCGATTTGCCCTGCCGCCACGTATGCGTCAATGCTCCTCGCTACCATGTTCTTCTCAAGCTGTTCGAGGTCGTTGCTGTAGTCTCGCTCGTTGTCGTACATGCCTGCAAGGTATCGCTTCTTTGCGTCCATTACCTGCTCGTTGTACTTGTACTGTATAAGCGCAATCGCTTCCTGCAATTCCTTTTCCTGCTTCTTCCTGCGCTCGGCTTCCTCCTTTGCCGCCTTGTCGGCTGCTGCCTTCTCCTTCTTGGTCTTAGGGGTAGTGCTGGCGATATTAGTGCCGTCCTTGAGCTTTGTATTGTCGGTTGTGGCGGTCGCCATGGATGGCGCATCTGCGCTGACTGGTATCTTGATGTTAGCATGGTTAAAAGTATTCTTCATGCCACCCACGATTGCATCAGCCATTCCGCTGCCGAATTTCTTCAAGTCTCCCCAAGCCTCCTTCACGGTATTGCCAAGACCCGAAAAGATGGAGTTGAAGCCGTCTCGCATCTGCTTTACGTCAAAGGAGAAAAAGCCCTCAAACATCTGCAACAGTCCCCTCACTGGTCTTGCAACAAGCTTAATGGCATCTATGATGATGTTGAAGGCAAGCAAGGCAACTTGCCCGACAGACTTAAACGCAAAGCCTATCAACTGAATTAATCCCCTAAATGCCACGCTTTGGTTATAAAGGTTGATGATAGCCCTCAATAGTTTCGTTAGATGGTTGCTCACGAATGTTGCCGCCTGAGCCTTCATCATTTCAAAGCCGCCACCAGTAACGTCAAAGAGTGCACTTGCGGTATCCTTCAAACGCTTGTTGGCTTCCACCTGCTTTTCCTGAGCCTTGGCAACATCACCGGATTGTTCCTTGACCTTATCCATGTTCATCTCAATGTCTCCGAGGGTCTCGATGTACTTTAGTCCTGCATCCTCGCCAGGACCTCCAAATATATCTGCGATGGCTGTTCCTACCTTGGCTGATGAAGCAGGGAACTCCTTTAGCTTGTTACCGACCTCCTGCATGATGTCGAATGTGGTCTTGCTACCGTTTTGCAGTTCTTTCTGAACTTTCTTGCTTGATATACCTATGCCATCCAATGCGGCTGCTGTTGCGGTAGTCATCTCTCGAAGTCTAAGATTACCCTCCTTGATGGTGTCAAGACCCTTATCAGAGAATATTCCCTGCTTGGTGGCGTTGGTTGAAATTGCCACGAATTGCTCCGCATTCAATCCAGCCTCCTTCAGGTACGTTGGGTATTCCTTCACGTTCTCTAGGAACCCATCACTAGCATTCGCACCAGCCACAAAGCCATCTTGCAAGAGCTTTAGCGATTCTGATACACTTATGCCAAACTGCTTGCTCATTACATTTGCGGATTGCAAGGTTTCGCCAAAATCCACGCCAAACGTCTCGCTGATTGCCAAGGCTTGATTTCTCACTGATTTCATTTCGTCACCGAAAAGCCCAGTGAACTGCATGGTCTTGCGTGTAGCTTCCTCTATGCCCTTGTTGTAGTCATAGAACCATTTAAAAGCCATTCCGACACCTGCCACACCTGCCATAGCGAGGAAATAAGGGTTGGTCAATAAGGAAAGAGCCGTATTTTTCAACGCACCAAACTTTACCCTTAGGTCTTCCACGGACTTTCCCATTTCCATAACCTTTCCGATTCCAGTATCATTAACAACATCAAAACCGAAAAACTCGGTGTTCTGTAGGTCGTCAGCCGCCTTCATCATGGAATCGTAATAGCTACCGACACTGCGCTGAAATCTTCCTGTAGCCTCCTCAGCCTCTTTCAGCTCCTCTATCAAGTCTTGGATATGCTCCTGCATCTCCTGACCCTTGGAACTATCACGCTCGGCACGGCTCATCTCATCGTAAGCCTTGGTGGCATTGGAAAGCTGGGCACGCAGCTGCTTCAAGCTGCCCTCCTGCTCGTTCTCTGTGCGCACGTTGTTCTGGATCTCCTTCTGCAAGGCTCGCACGTTGTACTGGTACTCCTTGATGGTTGCGTTGATGGCTTCCGTCTGCACCTTCATCTCGTTGGTCGTGATGGTCTTGTCTTTTTCCTGCTGCTGCAAGTCCTTGATACTTGCCTTCAACTGGTCTATCTTCTCCTTGTATCTGATGATGCCATAGATTGCATCCTCGTACTTGACCTTGATGTCAAGAATCTGCTGTTTGTCTTCACTTACCATAGTTCTTTCTTTTTAGTTGTTCAACTCTATCATTGTAACCTCGCAATATCCGCTGTTTGTGGTCTTGATTTCTAGAACCGCAAAATAGGCTCCATACTGGGCAAGGTACACTGGCTTCGTCTCGTCAAAATCCAGAATATCCAAGTCCGACAGATTGAGCCGCTCTGTGATTACGTGCGCCTTGGCGATGCTTGCTGCAAGCTGCTTGTACTTCGTATCGAATATGTTCTGAAGGTCAATACCAAATCGAAGTGCAGCTTGCTCCTTATCATCTCTTAGCGTCATTATTCGCTCCTTGCATCCCTTATACTCTCCACCATTCTTCATGCCGAAAGAATCAAGTGTTCTTATCGGTATGCGGTTGTCATCGCTGGCTGCAAAAGGTAGCGTCCACGTGTCCTGCTCATAGTCCAAAGTCTGGTTGCTGATTACGAGGTCTGCATCATAGTCCCCGGTTGTCTCTTCGTCTTCCTTCCACTTGTAGCGGTTGTGTTGCATAAAGTCTGAAACGGAATACTCGCTTTTCCGTGGTGCACCTTGGCGGTCATACGGAATGAGTTTTCCGCTCCAGTCGTAGGCGTTCGCCTTGTTGCTCCAGACGCTGGAAAACATAACGAACTGTACTTGCGTGCTATTTGTCAGCTGTCTAGGGAATGAGCCAGTTATCAAAGCCAAAAACTTAATGAAGTTTGTTACCTCGATTTCAGGCAGGTTTATGCCGATAGGGAAACTTCCACCAATCGGAACGCTGTCCCCACTCTTGACGCTCGCAGTGATTTTGCCGCCATAAACGGAAGGCATGTTGACTGTGTTTATTCCGTGCATGATAGTCTCAAACGTCAGTACATCGTCCTTCTTTAGCGATATAGTGTTTGTCCCTGCCGAAAGCAAATAAAGATAGCCATCGATAGCATATCTGCGTAGTACGACCGGGTACTTAACCTGTCCATCCTCGTACTTCAAATCTCCGAACTCGTATTCCTGCGTGGATGCCTCACCTCCGGTGGTACTTGGTGTTGTTACGGTCATTTTCACGCCCATAGGCAACTGAATCTCCGCTGCGTCTTCAAACTGATGTCTGACGTAGTATTGCACTTGCACATCAAAGGTCAGTTCGCAATCCTTCGTTATCGTCAGTTTCTGTACATCGCTGCCAGTGCTTGGTGTGACTGACGTCAATGAGTTGTTGACGGAAAAGGAAAGTGCTCCCAGTCCGTCACGGCTCTTAACGTCTGCGGTCAGATTACCGATGATTGTCTTGTCGTCTGCCTTGTTGTTGATTATAGGCACAACGAGGTTGTTCAACATCTTCTTTGCTTCATCATCCTGCCAAACGAAAGATACGCCCGACTTCCTCGCTATCCTTGACAATAGCCAGTTTACGGTCACACATGGCTGCAAGAATTTTGGGGACGTTTTATATTCATCCACCGCCACATCATCGCCTACGAAATCCTCCTTATTATCGCCATCTATCATTTCGTGCATAGGTGTCAGCCCGGTAACTGATAGCGACAGAGTGCTGTAATATTCGGCAGGTGCATTCACTACGAGGTATGCAGCTCTAGCCTCTCCTCTGATGGTGTATACTTCCAGCGTCTCATCTTCTCCGCTCACGGATATAACCCGCATGTACTTATCCAGTACTGCATAGCTTCTGTAATCGCCCTTTCCTTGCGCTTGCACCTTTGCCGTTGATGATGGCAAGAAAGGGATAAGAGCACAGATCATGTTCGATGCGCTCTCTATATTTCCGCTTATATACTTTCCGACCTCTGTACCTGTTCTGATGCGTCCACGGCTAGGCGAGTATTGTGTCGTGGTATATTTATTCCTCTGCACCAAATTAATGCCAAAGTTATCTTTGCTCTCAATTCGGTATGGATTGTAATAAGCAAAGAATATCCCATTGCTCACGGCTTCCTCCCTGGTGTTTGGAGTGTTGTACTTTTCAAAAAGCACTCTGTCTGTCACTCCCAGTTCGTTCAGTTTCATTCCGCTCTCTAGTAGCTTCGTGAACGCTGGCATTATACCCCAATAGATTGAGACCTCAACATTTTCCTCGATGCTCAGAACGTTCAAGCGTCCGTCCTTGATAATTTCCACACCACCACGGAAATAACTGCACTTATGGAAAATATAGGGGTATCTGCTGCCGCTCTTCGGTCTATCCGCTTGCTGCAAAACTGAAAGGTTGTGCACCGTCCGTGGCAACTGGATGGTGTACGTGTAGTTCGAGGTCATTTTCGTGACGTCACGAAAAAGGTTGCTCTTGACGTCGAGCACCACATCGGTGTTCTCCGGCAAGTCCATCAAAACACCGTCAATGTAAAGTTGCTGGTCTATCATAGTCTCTGAACGTTAATGTTGTTAATAATCATTTCGCACACGAAATCCTGCAAGCAAGCTGTGCTCTTCGTGTAGCTTCCTGCCTTGATTGTTACGCTCATCCACATGTCTTCCTCTTGCGTCCAGTCTCCCCCTAGGTACATGTCAACGACCGGGCTGCTGGCTAGGTCTTGTAGTATATCGAACGTATCACTGTCAACCAACGGAGCACAAAGTTTGATTGAATCCGTACGCTCGTATCCCTGCCTTCTTCCATTATCGCCATAGTAGCCGTATAGATAATCGGCTAAATTGTTGCGTATGAAACTCAGGTCGCTTGCTATCTCCCTCGTTTCCTCCCCAGCCGCAAAGAGCCAATAGCGGATGAATCCGTGCCGGTCAATCCAACGCAGATAGATACCACTCTCAGCATCGTCTCTGTCGATGCGTAACAATAGTGACTGCTTACCTCCGGTGGTTAATCTGAAAGTAAGGTCGAAAGTATTGTCAAACGTTCCCTGCTGAATCTCTCCATCATAATCGTATATGTTCCAGTATTTTGCGCCACTAGGCAATATGTCTGCGTTGAAGTCCATCATACCGTAAGTCGGAATCTCCAGTAGCTTATTGGGTGCTCCCTCGTAACCGATTAGTAGTTTAGTGTTCAACTTGCTTAAGTATATGCCAAAGGAGAACGGATAATGAGTAAACCATGTAAGCCGTTTGTAGCCGTTCCACATCTCACCATACTTTGGTGCGCCCCAAACCATGTTCGTGGTGAAGTCGATGCTCGCAAGCTGTTCGTCTCTGTCATCGTATACGTTGACCTCGATGCCCACTAGAAGGTTTAGAACGCTGGAATCATAGTTTATTGTCCAATCATAGGCTGCATTGATACGTCCGTCAAAAAGAGCTTGCACGTATGTCTTGAAGTCTGTTATGCACTCACTGTTGAACGCCTCCACATTGTAGGCTCGTTCCTTGTTGCCACATCTGATTATTACCTCAATCCACGAAAGGTTACTTCCACTTGCTTTGATAATGCAAGGCAAAAATGCAAAGTATACTTCATCGGGGTAGAAAAAAGAATATCCGTTGTTCACTGTCTGTCTCATACCGTCTCATTGTTTAGTTTGATACTTCCCACCGAAAGATGGATTAATGAAATAAGTCGCTGCCCCAGCCGTTTCATCGTGTCGGGCACAACGTTGCTGTATACGTCAGCCATGCCGCCCGTCCGGTGCAGTTTAGAACCCTTGTTGGCGATGGTGTGGGCGATGGCTCCTGCCATGCTCATGTCGCCACGTTCTTGTGGTGTATACTTGTGTGCCCGGTCGGTCTTGTAGGGTATAGGTGTGCCGTGCAGCCCTTTGTCTTTCATCCACTGTCGGATGATGCTACGGAAGCCGTATGGTATCTTTCCTGCCCTTCGTCCGGTCTCCAGCACCCCGAATGGCTTGTGTCCCCAGAGGATGGTTTCTTCCTCGCTGGGCTGCTCCACCTTTAGGCTCGCTATCGTTCGCCCTGATGCGTTCTGTCCGTTGATACGTATGTGGTTGATGATAAGCTGCCGTGCTCTCTCAACTTCCTCCCTCATTATCATCGATGCCGCCTTGGGGTCGAATTGAATACCTCCCTTGCTCATACCTCACACCCTCCTATGCTCTGTGTCAGCTGAAGGGAGTACATTACACCCGACACGATCGTGCTCAAACGCTCGATGATGGTCTCGTAGTACTGCTGCCCTTCCAATGGTTCGAACTGGTGCGACTGGTTGATGGATCGTATCATCCTTGCCCCTGCCACCTTCATTCGGTCGATGCACTCTCCGTTGTCTTCTCCTTCTGCTGCCCTCGGTACGGTGTCGAGATAAGCCAGGGCAACGTTCACGGTGTCGTATACCCTGCCGTTGCGTATCTCTGTCGTGCCGCTGGCTGGGATGATGCAGACGATTGCCGGATAGTTCAGCTTCTCCAGCTTGGTGTCTGCTGTGTCCCAGTCCTCGAATAGGTAGGTGTAGTCTGGTAGCGTGTCTGCTGCCAGCTGTTTCAATGTTTCTCTGATTGTTGCCATAATTATCTAGATTTACGTTTCATTTCTTCCGCTTGCAACTTCTGCAGGTTTCGCTCGTACACGCTTCTCTTGTTGTCCATTTCCATGCACTTGTAGATGCGAAGCCATGGCGTTTTTAATACTTGGTCGTGGTCGCTGATGCCCATCCTTACCGCATACCAGTCCAGCATGCCGAACAGTCCGAACCGCAGGGTATCGATGCCTGCCTCCTTCTCCAGTCGTGTTGGCTTCGCTGTGTCTGTACTCTCGAAGAGTTTATTGATGCGCTCCACCTCTGATGTTACCCAACCGATGAGCATAACAACATCAACCGCCCTAGCCTGCTCCACTTCCTTGTGGCTCAGACCGAGGACGGTTGTCACTATCTGATACAGACTTTCCTCGCTGTCTGATAGCTGGGAAAGGTCTATTAGCTGCCCGATGGATAGCTGGTTGAGATTGTCGGGCACTTGCTTTCCTCCAACGAAAGCTGGTCGTGGCTGCTTGCCGATTTTATAGCTGGTGTGCCTAGCAACTGCCAGCCAGTACTTGAATGTAGTGTTATTATCCATACGCTTTATAATTTTGTCGTTATCTTTGTCTCAATACGTGCGCCCTAGCCGTTCCATGGCTCGCTACGGATAACTTCTTAAGGGCTACGTATCGTATTGCGTCTATGCCGTGGTTAAATGCGTCTATAGGCTGGTTCGTTGTCTCTCCATCCCTTGACTTCTTCCACTTGTATTGCTGCATGTTCCCGATGATGCCGTGGCTGCGTCTTGTTATGTTGATGCGGAAACGCTTGAGAATGTCGATTCCGTTGTTGATACTGTCCGCTCCCTTGGTGCTGCCGATTATCCACAGCCCTCGGTTGTGTATCTCCTGAATGCTCTTAGGCTCTGCCGAATCCGCAATGATAAGGTCTCGTTTCGTCCGTCCTTGCTCCTTGCATCGGTCTGCGATGTCATCGTTCGTCATTCCAGGCTGGTAGATTTCTTCATCCACCCATAACTCTCCGTGCGCCAATATAACGTGCTCCAGCGCAGTTGGGTCGTTGGTGAATCCGAAGTCCATACCCCTGCATTCCATCTTCCACTCCTCCCTTGGTGGCAGCTTGTCAACGATGCCCCAGTTGGTGAAGATAAGCCCGGTAATCTTTCCGGTCAATCCTCTAGCGTACACTCGCCACAATTCGGGGTCGTCAATCTCTTCAATCTTTTTGTGTTCCTGCTCAGTCAGGAATCGGTTGTTTCGGTGGTCGCTTAGGATCAAGCGGCAGTCATCCCTGCCGATGATGTTGTTGTGTACCCAGAACCTTGCAGAAGGGTTGTAATCGATGAACACCTGCTTTCGGGTTCGGATGGCAAGCTGCCAAAACACTTCGTAGGGCACACCGTTCGCCTCGTTAACAAACAGATAGTCTCGCTTACCGTTCTTGGCATCCTGCGCATCTTGATAACTCTTGAACTCGATGATGGAGCCGTTCTTTCCTCGGTAGCTGCTGTCGCTCTTGTTATTCTTGAACCAGTCCAGCAACTCTGCCCTTGAGTGCAGGATGGTGTCGAGGTCTCGCATGGCTCCCACTTTCAAGTTCGGGAGGTCTTGACCGCACACCGTGATAATTGCCATGGGATGTTCAAAAGAAAGCACTATAAGACGCTGCATGATGGTGTATGTCTTCCCCGAGGACGTGCCGCCCTGGTTCACAAGGAATCTCGGCTTCACGTCCGCATTCGGGTCATACAGTTCACCAATAACGTCAAATAGTGCCATTCTTTCAAACAATTAAAACTTAAAACAAAATTATGGTTAAATTATTCTTTATCCAATCCCTCACGCTCGATTACTTCCTGCTCGCTGGATGCGCACTGGTGTCCCGAGTTGATGTAGCGTACCTCGATGCCGCCTTGGAAGCCTGCGTTCAGGTCGAGCACGACCTTATCCAGTCCTAGCAGCTTGCAAATCTGCGTCTCTGCCTTGATGATGATGTCGAGGTAGCGTGGTTCTCCGAATCCTCGCTTCTCGGCATCGTACATTATCGCCTTGACGGTCTCGATGGAAATCTGCTTTCCTCGCTCATCTACGACTGGCAGTCCCTGCTGGGTCGCTGTCTTTTCGTGGTAGTCTTCTTTGGATTTCTCCCACGCTTCCCACGCTTCACGTATCACCAGTTTCAACCTTGCCACCTCGCTTGTTATCTTTTCGTCCGTGTCGGTGAGTCTCTCTTCCCTCCACTCCTTCAATAACCGCTGAATGTCGCAGTGCGCTTGGTTGTATTTCGGTCTGTCGAGCCGTTTCCTCACCTCTGCCGTAATTTCTCGCTCTGTCCACCCTCTGCGGTATAGGGGTGCGATAATCTGCAGGCGGTTCTCTATGTCGATGCGCTGTGCCCTTAGCTTGTTGTTATTACCTTGTGGCATATAAATCTTGATTTAAAATTTCGCTCCGTTGTACTTGTATACGATGTTTCCCTCGCTGTCTCGTTCGTCAGCTGGCAACATTGCCCCTTCGAACATTTTGTATGGCGAGTGCGCTGCCTGCGGATTGTTCCAGCACCACTTCATGTAGTCGGCTGCGCTCATCGTGTAATACTTCGAGTACTTCTCTCTTGTTCCCAGGTTCATCGCCTTCTCCAGTCTCGCCCTCAAAAGGTTCTCTGCATCCAGCTTGATGTCGCTCCACCTCACGTATCCCTTGCGTTTGCAAATGTTCAGTGCTTCGCACATCTGCCCCCTGCTGTAGTTCCAAGTTGGCGGCAACCCGCAGCAGCTTCCGTTGTGGCAAAGTTCCTTGAAGTGTGCGTCCGATACATAAAAGCGCATTCCCAGCTGGTCGCACAGTTCCTTCATGTTCCTGAAGAACGGTTCTTTGACCTTGCGGTTTAGTCTAAGATAGCCGGACTGTACGCTGTACTTCTTGTAGAATGCGAGAATGTCGAAACCTGCCATCTTGCTGATGGTAGGCAACAATTCCCTCAATGTCGGGCTTCTCGTCTCGAGACAGAAAAATTCGGTGCTCAAAGCTGTTGCCCCTCTGTTGAATGCTTCCTTGATAAGGTCTAGATACGTTGGCGTGCTCACTCCGATGATGAAGGGTCTCAGTCTCAGCGTTGAACCTCCTGCCCCTGCATTGGCGATGCGCTCGATGGCTTCCAGTCTTGCTTGTGGGCTTTCCACCCCTCGCTCTATTACTCTAGCCTTCTCTGCATCGCTGGTGATGATTGAGAACTTGAAGTTCCAGTTCTTCTGCCCTCTGATCAAGTCCATGTATCGCTCATCTTTGGTGAACCATGCACCCTTGGTCGAGAAGCAAAGCGGATAGTCTATATCCTTGAAGAAGCGCAAAAGTTCCAGTGTCGTTCCGTACTTACGTTCGAAGTTGTCGAACTGGTCGCTCATGCTTCCCCACTGCATAACCTTGCGAGCCTTGATGTATGGCGCAAAGTCTCCACCGTGCTTGTCGGGGTCAATGAACATTCGTTTGATGCGCTCAACGCTCACGTCCTTAACCTCCTTGTGCAGGTATTCCTTCTTCTTGCTGCCAATACCTCGCTGGTTCTGAGCAAAGCAATACATACAGCCAAAGCTGCAATTATTGTAAGTGTCAAAGGCCATTGGCATTGAGCAGTCGGGAAACTCGTATGTTATTCTTGGCGTGTTGCCATAATGTTCTGCCATATCCTCATGAATTTATTTTGTTGATGATAAAGTCTGCGATTTGGTCTGCTGTCTGCTTCGTGGTGTCTATCGCTACAACGTCACAACCCGCAGTTTGCCATTTCTTTGCCGAGTGTGCCGATTCTCGCTGTCCCCGGATAATATCCTTGCTCAACGTTCCGTTCGACCGTTCTGCGAGCCTTTTTTGGATTTCTTCCAGTGGTGCGTATAAGAAGATTACAATCTGTCTGTCAGCATTGAACATTGCGTGCGTCAAGTTCGGACCCCAGCATTTAAGTCTCATTCCTTCGCAAATGATGCAGTCGGTGCTCTCCAGTGCCTTCTTCACGATGTCACGAAGTATGGTCGTACCGTTCAGATTGTCAACACCTCCGTACTTAACATCATATCGCCCTGCAAATGCAACTCCATCCTTGGTGCTGCTTATTCCGTCCTTGTAGCTCTCAATGCCACCAAAGCTTTCTATCAGCTTTCGGGCAACGGTGCTCTTTCCGCTGGCGTTGGTTCCAATGATAAAAACACAAGTCTTTCTCATATTCGAGTTATTTTTGTTAAATTTCGCCTCTGCCGGATTGAATTGTTCAGAGCGGATAGTTTATCCATTTCAAACGTTTCTCCGACTTAAACGCTAAATTTCCGACTATTCGGTTTTTTCTTTGAGTTCGTCCACATCAAAGTTGCGCTTCTCGATTGCGTCAAGTCCCAGCATATCTGCCACGGCTTGTGCGTCCTCGCTGCGGTATACGATGATGATGCGCTGTTCTTCGTCCTCTGCTGGCTCGTAGGTCGTGGCTTCCTGCTGGATTTCCCAGGGGTTCAATCCCCATCGCTGCATATCGTCAACGTCAAATGCTCCCTTTAGCTTCTCTTCATCCCAGCTGCCAAAATAGACGTTATCCTTGATGATGAACTCGTCCGTCTCTTCCTCGGATAGGCTGTCAGCAATAACAACCTCTACTTGCGGTTCTGCCTTCCACTTCTCCCAGTGGCTGCAAAGCTGCTGCTTCTCTCCATCGGTCAGTTTCACGGCAACGGCTTCTATTGCGTTCCTGATAGCTTCGTCTTCCATCTGCTCGATGTTGAGCAGGGCACGGAAGCGCATGTTTCCTCCGAGGATAACTCGGTTCTCATTACAGACGATTGGTCTCATCTGCAACATCTTCGGAAACGTCAGAATACTCTCAACGAGTTTCTGCATCTGCTGTGGCTCAATGCTGCGTGGGTTGTCTTGGTTCTCCACCAGGTCGTGCAGGTTGATGTTCTCGACTTTATTCTTCTCCATTGTCTTCCTCCTTTCCTTCTTGTCTTGGTTTCAGTTCGTCAAAGTTCCAGACGATGCGGTCGATATGATCAACTCCCAGCAACTTGGCAAGGAATGGCTCATCGGCTGGCTTGTAGTGAATGATTACGTTCTCACGTGGCAAAACGCCATCGCCCATTATCGTTGGCAAGTCGTCAGGAGTTAAGTCTTGACCTTCGATTTCAGGAGGTAGTTCCCCTGCGAATGGGTCGCCCTCTTGGTCGTCCTTGTCTTTCTTCTTGCACTTGCTGGTGCTGCTTGCTTCCACTGGTGCTGGGTTCCAGACTGGCATACCCCAGTTCTGAAGCTGTGCGCTGTCCCATCGGTTCGCAAGGTCGTTGAAGTCCCAGTTGCCGAAGGATAGGTTGTCTTTAATCATGAACTCCTGCTTCTGTGCTTCTGTCAAGTCTGATGCGCTCACCACGGTTACTGTTGGCTGCTGCTGCCATCCCTGCCAATACTCCATCAATGCGGATTGCTCCTCATCGGAAAGACGCTGCTCTGCATCCAGCTTTACTTGAATGCTTGCTTCGTCCATCGTGACAATGTGCTGCAAGGCTTTCAGTCGCATGTTGCCACCCAATGCATGGAAGGTCTCATCAACAACAATCGGGCGCAGGGTCAACATTCTTGGGAACACAATGATGCTCTGCACAAGCTTCTGAAAGTTCGCTTGACTTATCTCTCTAGGGTTCGCCTCATTCTCGCTGACCCTCGATAGTGCGATTTCTTCTGTTTTCATTTTCTTCTTGTTTTAAGTTCGAAATTAGTGCTTATCTCCTAAACACTGGCGCAAAGATACTACTTTTTTGCTTTAGTTGTTTGTTCTTTGCACACTTTTAACTTTTTCCAACACTTCGATTTTATCTTATCCATCAAAAGCTCTGATGGTCTTCTGCAGCGTTGTCTGTGGTTTCTGCGGCTTCACTCTGACCGGGTATCCTGCACAGACCCATGCGAGGAGAAGTGCGTCTCTCTGGTCTTGGTTCATTCTCGGCATTTTCTCTCCTGCGCTTACAAAATAAGCAATTTCATCCTGCGTGATTTTTCCGTCTTTACCCTTCCAGCACTTCTTTAGTGGCTTGACGATTTCGCAGGGGATATTGTAGTGTTTGCAGCACTCGACAATCAAGATTCCGGTCTGATGGTTCATTCCGGTAGAGCGTCCGATTGCTGCTGCCTTGACTGCTGTCATGAAACGATTAAGCACATGCCAGTTGCTCTTGTTGAGCCAGCCGCCTTCAATAACGACCTTAATCTTTTTGCAGCTCTCGTTCATTGCTCTGAGGTAATCTATCAAAGCTGGGAAGTTCATTTTATAGGCGAGAAACTTCTTGTCGTCAAAGACTGCTCCAACTCCGCTTTCTTGGTTGTCGGGGTCGATTCCAATTATAACTGTTCCTTTTTCCATTTTTTTCTTTAAAGTACTTATTTTGTTTGAATTTCACGCATAAGCGTTTATTTTGTTTTGCTGGTGTAGTTTATTATCCAACACCCTTTACGTGCGCATATACGTGCGCACATGCGTTATTATCCCTATCTTTCCCCTACCCCTTTCTTTCCCTTCTTTTGGGTTGCGATAGAGAAAGCTGGCAGGGATTCCGGAAGTTGTGCCTGCGCTTGCAAAATAAATGAATAACAAAATGTATATGTTGCAGGGTTCTTCCTTCTTCCACCGCCAGCCGAATGAATAAAAGCATAATTTCTAACGATTTCTTTTTCTTACTTCTTCATGTACCACCTCGCTTTCTTTGTTTGTTTTCAGACTTCGGGAGATGCGTTTCCGGCTCTCATATCGTAATTTCAAGATGTTATAAGTTTATTTGTTTTGATAGGAGAGCCTATCTCCTTCTGTCCTCGCTGGTTAATAACTCTATTATTGAACTCACGACCGATTATCCTTTTTGTTTTCGAGCAGCCATGCCAGATGCGCTGCCTGCTGCGGATTCTTGAACATGGATAGAGCCTTCTCTACGTCCGGCTTCTTCCTCTCACGCATCGCTCTGTCGGCTACCCGGTTCTTAGTACCGTAGTTCCGGTAATGCTTACTCCAGTACTCTTTCTGATACGCCCGGTATTTTTCCCGGTTTCTCTTTCGCCATTCCTTCGTGGCTCTGAGGATCTGTTCCCGGTGCTCCTGGTAGTACGTTCTGTTCTTCTCCCTTGTTGCGAAATCGCTCATTGCATTCAAGTATTACCTGATGTTCTACATATTGCTTGCGTGCCGGGCAGTATATGCCATTTATGCAGTTTCGCCCGGCATCGCAAGCCTTGCATAATTCACTCGCCATACGCCCACTAGAAAGGAAGGTTCTCGATGTCGTAGTCAGTGAAGGCGATATTCTCGTGTCCCTCGTATGGGATGCAGTGAGTGAAGTCTGCTGGCTTTCCGGTATGTAAAGGAAGGACGTTGTATCTATTCGTGAAACTCTCTCCACGGTCACGAATGAATAACGCAGGAAGCCACTTGAATTCTTTTCCGAGCCTTACCAGCACCTTGTCGAAGGTCTTGAAGGCTGGCTGCTCCTTCGCTTCCTTCTCTTTCTTCCAGATGGCATAATGCTTGTTGAACAGTTCGACTTCGTTCTCTGTCGCTTCTCGCAGTTCCGTGTTTACACTAATGCGAAGGTCGAAGGCTTGGTCGGTCACGAACTTCTCGTTCTCGATTTCGTACTGGTTGCCGAATGTCAGCGTGTCCTCGCTTTCGTTCTTGTCGATGAGCTTACCGATGATTGTCAGCTCTCCGTCCTCGTCTCTCTCATGGAAAACGTAAAGTTTGCCAATTTCAAACGCTGGCTTCAAGTCAACGACTTTCTTTTTCTCAGCATCCCAAGCCTTGCCCTCCTTTTCTAGAGCATCAAAGAGTTTCTGTTTCTCTGAGTCAGTGGCTAGACGAAGACTTCTATTGCGACCAAATCTATACTCATTATAATGCACTTCATAATCTTCATATCTTACATTTATAAGAACTTTACTAACAATATCGTTTTTTATAGCAGCAATAAAAATTACCTTATCGTAATAATTATCTTCTTCCGCTACCACTATATCTCCATCTTTAAACTCTGGCTGAGGTTTCTCAATCTCCAGAGTTTCCCGGTTCAGTTTGCCACCACAAAATTTCTCAATAGCGTTGATGTAGGTCTGAGCAGAATCTTTGTTATCTTCAATATGATAGTCTTGTACATTCTGCATGTTCAAACAAGATACATGTCTCTTTTTACTTACACTAATCCAGTGTTTACCTTTAAATGTAGTATAATCATTTTTTGAGAAACCATTAAAGATTATATGGCTGTCGCGATCATTGCTAACCAGCACGTCTCCCTTCTTGAAGAACTTGCTCCAGTCTCTCATTTCTTTCGAAGGGAAGAGCAGAATTTCTCCTTCTTTATAGATTTTTCCGTTCTTGTCGAAAAAGTGTTCTCTTCCATCTTCGTCCTCAGTCCAGATTGCTTTCGCACTGTCCTTGTCGTTTGCCATTCCACTGTGCCACACCTTTCCGCATTTTGGCGTGTACAACTCTGTACCGTACTCTTCATCTTTGAGTATCTCGTAAATATCAATATCTTTCCGTTTCATAATCTGAATGTTTTTATTGTTTATAACTTCACTCGTCCGAGTTTAAAATAAAGTTCCAACAGTTCCTGAGTATTGAGCCAGAAATCGGTGTTGTCAACGTATACGTGATGTCGGTGTTCGTCTGTTATGATTTCTATCTTTTTCATATTTTTCGTTATTTAAAAAGTTCCTGCTGTGGATGAATGATGTCTGCACGCTTCTTCTTAGCTGCCCAGAGAAGGAGGTTGGTGTTCTTTGTTCCAGCATTCTTCTCGAGGTCTCTGATGATGCAGGTCAGGGCATCGTGTTCCGCTTCTTTCTCATTACCGTAGAAGATGCCAAGCTCATCATACCTACTCGGGTAGCCTGCCGGGCTGTCGTACCAATGCTTCCCTTTTTGAATGCCGTAGCCCCATATCCAGCCGAACTGTGTATTGGCGGTCATTACCTTCCATCCCCAGTTGTCTGCACCCTCTACGGCATACTCGATTACGTGCGGATTGATGCAAACATCATAGATGTTGTACTTGAAGCCTTCATGCTCTGCGACTGGCTTCTTGATGTCGTAGCTGTTATCGGTAAGCCATTTGCACCAATCGTTCGAAGTCTTGAATACGAGCCCTGCGGCTCTGCATTCGTGGAAAAACAACTCATTCATGGTCTTTAATCTCTTTAAAGTGAATATCGCTACATCTTTCACAAGGGCAAAATTTTGTCAACCCTTTAGTATCAAGAGCACATATATCGCAAGTATTCTGCTGTGCAGGTACATCATTATCCGACACTACTTTCAATAATCTGCCGTTAACGTTCAGCAATGTGCCCGCCACAAAATCCTTGGCTATTTCATACGGTTCATTAATTACAATTACTTCTTTTTCCATAATTCTTTTGTTTAAAGTGTTTAAAATCTGTTTGCCTTATAATTTACCGCCCGAAGCGTGAAAACGTCCTAGAGCGGCTATTTTTGCCCTCATCCGTTATTTTTCGGGCTTCCAGTCGATGCCCAGCCGCTGCAGAACTCCACGTTCGTAGTATCTTGTCAGCGAATCCTTGGCTGGCTTGTTGTTTGGGTTCTTCTTCAAGTCCTCGAGATTCTGCTGGATTACCCACCGGAACTTGCTGTCTTGGCTCTGCTGGCTCGCTGGCTGCTGGTGCTTGGCTTGCTCGTAGAGTTCCCCGATGCTCGGTCTTGCCGTTGCCGCAGGATCCTGCGCCATGGCTGCTGCCGATTGCGGCTGCTGGTTTGTGGCTGGCTCGTTGTTGAAGTTGCCTTCCAGCACCTTTGCGAAGTTCTGCTCATTACCGAATATCCAGTCGAACTTGCCGAGCCAGCCGTGCTTGTTGTTGCCGTTCATGAAGTCAGATGCCATCGCAATGTCAATTACCCGGTACAGAGTTTTCACGTCTCCCTTGCATTGACGAACCCTTGCCTTAACCATCACCTTGCGGTTCTCGGTCATGAGCGTAATAGGCGGCATCGCACTCTTCGTCTCATCATGCTTGCGGTTCCAGTATTCCTTGACGGCAGCATAGTCTATCTTTTGAGATTTCGAAACCTTGCCGCCACCGGGTGCTTCGGTCTTGACCGATGCACTCTGAATACCTTCTTTAGAAGGTTCTAATATATTTGTTTCTTTAGAAACATCATTATCATTATCATTATCATACTCATTATCATTATCATTATCATAAGGTGAACGTTCGTGCACGTTCGTGTTATTTTCGCACGTTCGTGTACGTTCGTGCACGTTCGTGTTCCCTGCTTTTTCTCTTGCCTCTCGCTTTTTTCTTTCTCTTTCAAGTGCAATCTGTCTGTTTTTCTCACACTTGGCTTGATACTTGTCTTGATTGCGCTCGATATTATCTTTTATAAAAGCAAAAGCCATACGCACGACTGGTTCGAGACTGATAGTCTTCCCATCCCTTGCGTAGAGAAATATCGCTCTCGTCAGTTGCCCGAGTTGTTCATCGGTCAGCCCCTCGATAAGAGCGTAGTATGATGTGTATAAGATGAATGAATCGTTCATAATTTTATTCTGATAATGATAATTTCTTTTCCAGCTTCCGTTTTAACACTGTAGCCATCCGGATTTTGTTCCGCTGGCTTGTGTCGGTCGGTGCTGTCACTTCCCCACCTAGGGAAATATAATTCTCCAGTTGAGAAATTATATTTCTTAGGTCGGTTTTTGATATAGGAACAGCCATAAGCCCTGCCTTTACTTAATGAGCAATCTTCGTGCTCCCTGCACCTGCTTAATGTAGGCAGCGCATTCCTCGGGATGGTCTGTCTGAAAAGCCTTGGCATCGAACTTCTCGCTTGCCTTCGGTGCTTTCCACGTTGCCAGCGTCTTGCCGTTTCCGTCAACGATGCTTTCAGCGTCCCCGAAGAACAGCTTCAAGTTGTCCTCAATCTCCTTCTGTCGGTTCTCCAGTGCCTTGCCCTTCTCCTTGATGTCCTTCAACTCGATAAGCATGTCCCCGATTTCGGCTGTGGCTTCAATCTCCTTTCCTGCCTTGTGCAGTGGTGACTTCAGGAGAACATCTTGTGCGCTGTATGCAGGTGGCTCTTGGTTGCCCACGATGTAGTCAAGCCAGAACTTGGTTATCTCGTCACGCATCCATCCGAAAAATTCGGGGTCGAAGTCGATGTCACGGTAGCCGAACTCCCTGCCTGCTGTCAGCCAGGCAAGTGCTCCGTCCTTGTATTCGCCCACTCCTAGGTTCATCTGAAGCTGGCAGAACCAATGCTTCGGAAGGTCGTCTGCATCTATCTGCATCTGCGTGGTCTTGCACTCTAGGATGCTCTTGCTCGCTTCGTTGTGCGTTGCAGAGACTCTCCAAAAGGTACGGTCTGGGCTTACTCTCAGATACGGAGTATCGGTGTTCGTAATGGTGTAGTCGTCCGTGCTCGCCTTTATGATGTGGCAGTGGCTCTCTCGCTTGAAGAACTGCGCCACGGCATCCTCAAGAATGTGTCCTGCAACCATCGCAAAGTTCTCAACCTTTGGTGGGTCAATACCCTTCTTGCGTCTCCACAGCTGGTATGGTGTCTCCCATGGATTCAGTCCCAGTACTGTACCTGCCTCTGATGCGCCTATTCCCTTTGAGCGGTTCTGCAACCACTCCTCTCTGCTTTTATATTTAATTATCTGCTTCATTGTCTTTTATTTTTATGTTTGCGGTATAATACATTTTCGCTGCTCCAATGATAAGCTGACGAACGAATTCATCCCTCTTCATTGAATGCACAAGTCCACTTGCGAGGATATCGGCTTTTCCGGAATAGGCAATATGGAAATCGAAACCTTTTCCACCTTCTTCGCTTATATCCCCATTATCTTCTGCTGCAATCTGTAGAAAATTTCTTTCTTCCTCGTTTTCCTCGACCCATGTCTTGTATGCCTTGGCGGTTCTGTCAAAGTACTTGTCGATGGTGCTCTTGTGTTTCTGTTTGTTTTCTTTTTCTGCCATAATTTTACTGAATGTTTAATAGTTGCCACGACTTCCCTTGGTAGGTTATGATGGGAGCCCACCCCATAGGTTGTGCCGTGGCGGTTCGGGCACGTTATAACTTTATAAACTAAACTACTTTTTCGCTGCTGTGCCAGTCTTGCCTTGGCTGCGGTTCATTGCCTTCTGCGCCTTATTCTTGGCATCATCGGCTGCTGCCTGCGCCTGCTGTGCGATTGCTTCCTGCTGCTTTGGCTTCTTGAAGGTCTCCTCTACTGTGGTCGTACCTTCCTTGATGGCGTTGTACACACCGGCCAGCTTCTGAATATCCTCTGCCGTGACTTCCTCGGCTGATTTCTTGCCAAGGTATTCCAGCAGCATAAGGTCTGTTACCTGGTACACTTGGAAGCAGGCTACGCAGCTCTTCCACTGGCTCTGTACGCCAGTCTGCTTGATGTGCTCGAGTGCCTTTGCCTGCACTTCCTTCACTACGCTTGCAATTAATACCTGCGGAACGACCTTGCAGATTGCGTTACGCTGGGCGATCGCCACGGCTGCATTGCCAACAACCACCTGCATATCCTGCGAGTAGGTGTAGCCCTTCGAGGTCAGAATGCTTCGCTTTACTTCGGTAGAGTATGCAACGTTGCTCTCTAGGTCATGGCATACGCCTTGTGCCGTGATGGTCTTGCCATCGTTTGCGATGATGCGGCCAGCGATGCGCAGGTTCTTCCAGCATGCGGAAATGATTTCCGTGAACCTTACGCTAGGACCCTCAATAACTGTTGTCTTTCCGTCCTTGTCCTTGCGCTCCAGATGATAGAAGCAGTTGTAGGCTACATCATCGTCCATGGCTGCTAATGCTACCATGTTCTTCTTGCATTGCATGATGTCTCTTGGGAACTTGTGCGCTGTTGCAATCTGTCCGTCAATCTCCGAGCGGTTGATAGCTTCCAGCATTTCGCCACCGCTCACTTGAATAATTTCATTTTCCATAATTCGTTCTTTTTATTGTTCAACTTATTGTTCATTAACTCTAGTGGAAGGCTGGGGATTCGAACCCCAGTTGACTGCCAAAACTTACCCCCCCCTTGCCAGCTGCCGAGGGATGCCCTTCCGTTGCAGGGCGCACGCTGTCGTTTCCGCATACTGCATGGTAAAAACAACTAATTTTAGATAACCTTTGAAAAATGAGTTTTGCGTGCGCCCTTTGCCCTGCCGCTGCAGGGAAACATATAATTGTTAAATAATCGTAGTCAAACCAGTTGAGCCATAAGGCTGTCGAGCCTGCTTTCCTCGAAAGCGTCCATCGGGTCTTGGTCTGCGTATTGGCTGTTCTCTTCCAGCCAGTCGTCCATCACGTCTTGATAGTTAACGCAGCCCTCGATGGCTTCCTCCAGCCGCTCGCTGTCGTTGTTGTTATTCTTATGCGAAACGACCGCTGTGTTCCCGGTTCTGTCGCACCATACGCAGATGTTGCCTGCCTTGGTCTTGATGTCTACCCTTGCAACCGCTGGTCGCTGTGGATCACGGTCTAACTCCAGCCAGATGGCATCGTACATTGCCTCTTCGCATTGTTTGATAATTCTTGGTTCCATACGCTCTTACCGTCTGATTAAATAGTTAAAGAATGTCAGACGTGCGTCCGCAAGCGTCTGCTTGTTGAACTCGCTCATAGGGAGCACCGGAACTCCGTCTAGTGAAAGACAAAGCATATTGTCGAACTCCCTTACCTGAATGCGTCTTTCCGCTTCCTTCATGGTTGCCAGTCGCTTGCTGTCCTTTCGCTCCTGCTCCCACTTGGCGGTCAGCTGCTTCGCTTTTTCTAAGGCATTCATCATAGGGCAATCCTCCAGACTTTTTTAATCTCGCTGCCCTCGAAGACCTTGCGGTTGTCGATTCTGCGGAACTTGACCTTAATCTTACCAGCCTGCAACCATCTGCGCAGGGTGTTTCGATGGATGCCCAGCACCTTGCAGGTCTCTGTCATGGTGTATCTGCCTGCATCCGCTACCTTTGGTTCTTCGTTCGTCATAACTAAGCCCTCCAAAAGATTAAAGTTACTAATACGATGGCAACTGCCAGGCTTATTACTTCGTCACTTGTGATAATCTCGATAAACTTCTTCATACGCTCTGAATGTTTAAATTGGTTCTACTTGATTATTTGCGTACGGCTGCACGTCTCTTCTTTGGTGTTATCAATCCAGCCTTTATGAGGATAACACGCACGTTCTGCTGGGTGCAACCAACACGCTGTGATACTGCGAGCATTATTCTGCTGTCTGAGGTCTCGGCAGGTGCTTTTGCTCGGAAATCTGCAAACATCGCTATGATGTTCTTCTTTCTTTCGTCCTGCTGCTTCTGCAACGGTGTTCGAAAATCATAATTAAAATTTTCTCCCATTTTATTTGTATTTTAAATTATTTTCTTTATCTTTGCAAATGAGTTTTTAAACTCGCTTTGTAATTCGGTTGCAAAAATACAAAAAGAAAATTGAAAAACAATTGTTTTGTGGTTGTTTTTAGTAAGTTTTTAATTAATTTTAAATTGATTTACAATTATGAGTGGAGAAGAATTAAAGCAGTATATAAAGCGTTCGGGCTTGACAATGAGCGATGTAGCTAGAGAACTGGGGACTACACCACAGAATGTGCAGGCTCGTCTTGGTCGCAAAACTATAAAAATTGATTTTATCCAAAAGATAAAGGAAATCATCGATAGATGTGCCCCTCCCCTCCCTGCCGAGATGGAAGAGGCTGTTTTCGGTTCAAATGTCAATGGTTCGAACAGTTCAAATGTCTCCCAGTCGCTTGGTAGTGATGCAGCACTTCAGGCTAGGGTCGAAAGCTTGGAAAGTGAAAATTCTTTTCTTCGAAAGCAAGTTGAAACCCTGCTTGCCATTGTCGGACAGAAATAATTTAGTAACTTTGCAAAATGAAAAAGTATGGTTAGTAAGTTAATTAAAGAGCACGACCGCAGGACGCTGCTTGCAACGTATCTGTACGGTGTCTCCAATCTGTTTATAAGCGGAACGGGCATTGGTGGGTTCTCACCATTGATTACTGGCGATGAGATAGGATTGTATAATATCCTTTTTATTGCCTTCGGTGTCATAGCGTCATTCGCCTTCGCTTATTTCGCTAATAATGTAATGAAGTATAATAATTCAAATGTTTAGATTATGGAACTAGCAACTTTATTTATGTTCATAGGTGCGGTTATCGGCACAGGTCTCGTGATTTGGTCTAAGACGAAATCTGGCGAGAAATGGCTGCGTGAACTTTAGTTCTCGCTTCAGGTACAATATCAACTAAAATTCTAAGTAACGATGAAAGATGAGGATTTCATAGAGCGGAAGGAGAAGGTGCTTCTTGCCGCCCTCGGGAAAAGCTGGCTGTGGAAAGCCAGCAGGTTGATAATAGGCATTATCCCTCCAGTGGGTGCGCTTGTGATGCTGATTCACTGCACCCTGCTCTCGTTCGGCATTCGGGCAAAACTCACAGAGTGGATATTCGACTGCTCACTCTTCGGCTTCATTGCCTGGATCATCGTCAGCCTTGCCTATGGCTTCTGCTGGGTGCATCGAGCGTTCGCTACATACGGAGTGCTGATTTCATTCTGCATCGACTTCCAGCGTTCTTTCGGGTTCGGTGTTTTTCGCCAGCCGCTGCAGCTGCTGATGGTCGCCCTAGGGCTGCTGCTCTTCTTCGTCTTCATCAAGAAAAAGGCTTGGAATGAGTTCTATGAAAGAAATATTAATCATTTAAACGAAAAGTAATATGAAAAAGATAATAATGTCATTCGTGCTTGCGCTTGTGTGCGTTGGTATGCATGCGCAAACACTTTTATCTAGGAGTTATGATGTTTCTCCAGTTATTAGCTACACCGTTTTTGAGCCGCAAAAAGACACGGTGTATTACTGGCAGATAAACAATGTTAATTCAGCTAAGATGATTGAATCTTTCTATCTTAGGTTTCGTGGAAGAAACGAACTGCAAAGAACGCTCAAATTTCTTGTCTCACTTGAAGGTGAAGAAAAGGGTAGGACTTACAGGCTTGACGACACGATAGACGGAAACGAGGTAACAACTGGAAAGGTAGAAGGTTTCCTCTTTATCCCATCCGCAGAAGGTGTTACCATCGAAAACAAAAAAGGGTTTCTTCCATCCTCATCATTCTATACCTACAAAAGTCTAGCTGATGTTGCCAAAGGTGGCTTTGATGAAATTAAAAGAAAGAAACAACCTCGGCAATTCGTGTTTGAATGAAGTATCTTAGTGTTCTTCTCGCCTACGAGAAATACCTGCCAGTGCTTACCCCTTCCGAGGTGGATGGGCTGCTGACTTCTCGCCCCTCGCTGGCTCAGTTGCAGGACTGGTCGCAAAGATTGAATAATCATCGGGCAAGGCTGGAAAGCGTTTTCAGTCGTGCCTATCAAAAACAGAAAGATTATGGAAGATAAAAATCTGATGTCCGCTGATGTGGATATAGTAGTTCGTTTCTTCTCTGCCATCGACCGCCTGAAGGCTGATGGTTGCATTGGCGGTCTGAAGACAATAACAGACCGGTATGGTCTCAACCGCTGGAACATCATGTCCCTGCGAGACGAGCCTGCCGAGTACTACGGTCGCTTTCGTCCGTCTTGGGTTCAGTTCCTGGTACGTGATTACCACATCAACCCATACTGGCTGCTCCTTGGCTCTGGGGAGTTCTATGCGACTGGCTTCACGCCCGAAATCGTGAAAAACCTGAATAAAAACTGCACAAGAAAAAAGTAGTCTGCATAAGTTTTTAATTTTCAATTATTTAGAACATACGTTATGATTTTAAGTACCACTCCAACCATAGAAGGCCACCCTGTCCGTGAATACCGTGGCGTAGTAACCGGCGAAACCATCATCGGTACCAACTTTGTAAAGGATTTCTTTGCCAGTGTC